CGGGAGATGTTATCGGCTTCGCTCTTCTCCTACGGGGAGGTTTAGGGAGTTTCTCTGCATCCCCCATTGCTTTCTTTCTAGCCTTACCAAACTTTTTTAACGTCTTTTCCATTTTGCCTAAGTCAGGCTTTAGCTGAGGCGTTCTGGATCTCGTAGCTTTTGGTTTTCTAGTGACATCTTTCACAACATCTTCTGGTGAAAAGCCAATATTACGCATGGCATCCGCCATACGCCGCGCAGTAGCTGATAAATTACGTTGTTGCCGCGCATTAGCTGACAAATTACGCCTTTTCCGTGCAGGAGCTTTACCTGCTCTACGTCTTTCACTCATAATGTTCTCCTAAAACATCTTAGCTGGGCGTACACCCTTACGAGCTATACCAGCGCCTCTTACTTTGCCACCCTTTTTGTAGCCCTTATATAAGCTAGGATTCTCTTTTATACGTTGCCGTTTCTTCTTCCGAGCAGCTTTTTCTCTTTTTTCTCTAACTCTTCTCTTTTTGCCTGCCTCAAATATCTCTCTAGCGCTCTCTTCTGGAGATAGATCTCCTTCTCTGCTCCCCAAGCTAGCTATGGTGCCGAGAACGCCCTTTCTTTTAATTTCTGTGCCTATGACATCTTTAGGAGCATTAACAAAAAGTTGTTTAGGAAGACTTACGTTACGTATTTCTTCTTGTTCCTCTGGAGGCAAAGTTTTACCAAGCCTACGAAGTTCCTTACTGAATCTTTTCCTATACTCAGCTTCTGTAATTTCTTCAGCCATGCCTGACCCCTAAAACATCTTAGCTGGGCGTACACCTTTACGAGCTATGCCAGCGCCTCTTACTTTGCCACCCCTTTTGTAACCTTTAGGGGGCTTTCCGCCTTTCTTGAACCCCGGCACGCCGCGACCTTTAAGAATATCTTTCTTAGTTACCTTGCCGTCACCCGTAAGATCTGGGAACTTACCGCCTTTTTTGAACCCTTTCGGCTTCATTTTGGTGGTCATAGCGCCCCCTTTGGCGTAACCTTTCGGCCCTTTTTTAGCCATGCCGCCACTACCGTAACCGGGAGGCATTCTCTTTCTGCCACCCATAGCACCACCTTTAGTG